TCACCTATCGAAGGAGAATGTGCAATATGTGCTTCAAGTTATTCAGGACAAAAGAGGAAATATTCGCAGGCGTATTGCCACAAAAGCAACGTAAATTGACAGAGCCAAAGCAGACAGAATATCAAAAGCACTTTGCGACAGACTTGCTCAAAAGGTTCTGGAAATGACTATTTGGCTTGGCATAGACCCAGGCTCGGTTAGTGGGGCAGTAGGTGCTTTAGACCCAAATGGCGATTACCTAGACAGTTTTATGATTGAGCACCAAGATAAGCACATTCTGCCAATGGTGTTTAAAAACATGATTCTCCGCTTGGTAGACCCAAAAGAAGGGGCTGAAATCTGTTGCGAATTAGTCCATTCAATGCCAAATCAAGGAGTAGCAAGCACTTTCCAATTTGGTAGGGCTGTGGGCGTGATTACTGCGGTATGCACGTTAACCAATTACCCGCTCCACATGGTTAGCCCCCAAAAGTGGAAAAAGCACTTTCATCTATCAAGCGATAAAGGGGAAGCATTAGATGTAGCCAGGATGCTATGGCCTAGCGCACCATTAAAACGTAAAAAGGATATAAACATAGCCGAATCGTTACTCATAGCCGAATATTGGCGGGATTGCATCAATGGAAAAACAAGAGAAAAAAGCGATACACGTTAAATTCACCCCTAATGATCATAAAATTCTGACTACCATAGGCGGCGGCAACATGAGCGAGGGCTTTAGGATTGCCATAGTATGGGCGGCGCATTTTCACAATTTAGGTCTAACACCTGACATGGATTTAAACATTGTGGGATTGGTTACTGTATCAAATACCGATAATTACCCGCATGACTAACCCATAAACGCATTAAAACGGGCTTTTTAGGCGTTTTTCTAGGTTATCAATGGGTAGATAGCCTAAAGCATAGAAAATGCATTCTAGGCGCTTAAATTTATAGATTACTTTGGACAACAAAAAACCCGCACAATGGCGGGTTAGTGGTTTATTTACGTTTTAGGATTATTTGTAGGATTAGTGCAATTGTTGCGTATATCATGTAAACCCTTATGAAGTACAGCAACCACAACACGGCGCATCAATGCATAACCCGCGCTTGTTGCGATAGTATTCGCGGCCACCGATAGAGTAGACATCCGAGACATAATTGGAATTCGGGCGGGTTTTAATGGCCAAATAGTTAGATTCGTCGTCAACTATCTCACAATCCCCAGGTTCGGTGAACCATGTTTTACGGGTAACTGTATCGAACGTTATTTCGTCGCCTGGATTGATTCGAGCGCCTGAAATAGCACATTTTCCAGGGTATTTGGCAATCATTGATTTTTGCATAATTAAACCCCCCGTTTTTTATTTAGGTGATCAATGGCCGCCTGTTTTGTCTCAAAACGGCCACCGATAGGGGTTTGATGTAACCCGCGCACAATAAACCACCCGTTAAGTAAACGATTAAATATAATTTTTGGCATGTTTATTCCCTTATTTGGTTAGAACGTCAAAATAAGACAATAAACAAAATACCCAAAGGCTACAAAAAACCACGCCGCATAGCGCGTTATAGAAAAATTGTCGCATATTTACACCTATTTAATCCCGTGGCGTACGGGCGAACGTATACGCGAGCGCGCATAGCATAACCCGCTGGAAAACGGGCTACACAATGCGAACTATGCGGACATAATCCGAATTACTTTGTGCATTTTTACGCCGTGCGCGGGATAGCATATCAATGGCACGTTTTTATCCCAGCAAGCGCGACAACCCGAACACTTCCCGCCGTGCTCATAAGCGCGACACAATGACGATCCAGCGCGATCCGCGTACGTGTCCGCGCTCGGCCCGATAACGCTACCATGCAACCCGTCAATATATTCGCCCGTTACGCTATCGCTTGAAAAACGAACCATAACATTGTCAAGCGCTTGCATGGATTCGAGCACGTGTCTAAATTTAGGGAATTTATGCATACGTGTAGGCAGCCAATGTTTTACCCAAGGTGTCCGCGTCATTACTTCCAATATTTTCTCCGCGAGCGCTACGTGGTACACGTCGCCCGAATCGAACCACCTAAAATAGCGGTCATTATTTAGTTCGGCTACCATGTCATCAACCCATGACAAGCGCTCCCAGTCCGTTCGATTATGTAAGCGCGGCGCTTTAACGTTCGGGTAGTTATAGTTACCCGTCGTCGCGTAGCATCCTTTGCATGCGTCAACTAGTTCGCCAGGCGCTTTAATTGATCCTGGGCACGTGTCTATAGCCTGAAGTGACCATGACCGAATCCCGTCTAATTTGGATGTAACGGATATTTTTAGCATGGTACGTTCTCCGCACGATAGGTGGCATAAGAACGAATAGGGCTACGTTTATTAGTATGCTTGGGTTTTAGGTCAATTGTGATCCCCAGCGCGTCGCATGTACTGTAGAGTAAACCTAGGTCACAATCCTCCTCCAAATAGGCGCTCGCGCCGCGTGTGTACGAATAGTGGCTAATCTTGTCCGCTATCCCTAGGGTTTTTAGTAATTGGATTTTTACGCCCACCCATCCATGACCAGGATCAGTGAAGTAGTAGAGAGATAAATTACGCATATTAAATTCGCCTATTAAAAATACTGGATAACGTCCAGCGCGTGTACTAAATATAACGGCGCTCGCATTATTTGGTAACTAGGACAAACCCTAAGTTATCAATAATATTTCCTATCGGTTTACATATATAGATAGCCAAATACTATTGTAGGTAATAGGTATTACATGCATTATTGTGCATAGATTTTAGGGGTAGATTCTAGGTGTAGGGATTATGATGCATCAATCCTATTTGCGAATAATTCTCATTTAGATTTACCCTAATGCGAAAATTTTTCTATAACGCGCTATGCGGCGTGGTTTTTTGTAGCCTTTGGGTATTTTGTTTATTGTCTTATTTTGACGTTCTAACTAAATAAGGGGATAAACATGCAAAAATCAATGATCGCTAAATATCCTGGAAAATGCGCTATCTCAGGCGCTCGAATCAATCCAGGCGACGAAATAACGTTCGATACAGTAACCCGTAAAACATGGTTTACCGAACCTGGGGATTGTCAAATATTGGACGACGAATCGAACTATTTGGCCATTAAAACCCGAACTAGTCCGAATTATGTATCGGACGTTTATTCTATCGGCGGGCGCGAATACTATCTCAACAAGCGCGGGTTATGCATTGACGCGCCGTGTTGTGGTTGTTGTACGTCATAAGGGTTTTACATGATATACGCAACCCTAGCATTAATCCTACAAATAATACTTAAAAGAAAATAAACTACTAACCCGCTTCGGCGGGTTTTTTGTTGTCCAAATATATCTATAAATTTAAGCGCCTAGAATGCATTTTTTATTCTCTATGCTACCTACCCATTGACTACACATAAAAATGCGTTAAAAGTGGGTTTTATCGTGTTTAATCGCTATTCATTCGGGTAATTGTCCGTCGTTGACACAATAACTAAACCGATAACGTCCAGGTTCATATCTGGATTTAGTCCTAAATTGTGAAAATGCGCCGCCCACATTACCGCTATTCTAAAACCCTCGGTCATGTTACCGCCGCCGATTGTCTTCAGAATTTTATGTTCATTAGGGGTAAATTTAACGTTAAGCGCTTTTGTCTCGCGTTTTTCCATTGATGCAATCCCGCCAGTATTCGGCTATGAGTAACGATTCGGCTATGTTGATATCCTTTTTGCGCTTTAATGGTGCTGTAGGCCATAGCATCCTGGCTACATCTAATGCTTCCCCTTTATCGCTTGATAGATGAAAGTGCTTTTTCCACTTTTGGGGGCTTACCATGTGGAGCGGGTAATTGGTTAACGTGCATACAGCCGTTATCACGCCCACAGCCCTACCAAATTGGAATGTGCTTGCTACCCCTTGATTTGGCATTGAATGGACTAATTCGCAACAGATTTCAGCCCCTTCTTTTGGGTCTACCAAGCGGAGAATCATGTTTTTAAACACCATTGGCAGAATGTGCTTATCTTGGTGCTCAATCATGAATGAATCCAAATAATCCCCATTTGGGTCTAAAGCACCTACTGCGCCTGAGACACTACCTGGGTCTATTCCGATCCAAATAGTCATTTCCAGAACCTTTTTAGCAAGTCTGTCGCAAAGTGCTTTTGATACTCTGTTTGCTTTGGCTCTGTCAATTTACGGGGCTTTTGTGGCAATACGCCTGAAAATATTTCCTCTTTTGTCCTGAATAACTTGAAGCACATATTGCACATTCTCCTTCGATAGGTGA